GTTTTGGGCCAATTAGGATATATAATATCATCGTAAAAAGCCTGATGAAATGATTTTCGCGTTATTTCAGGAGGAAATACGGAATTTATTTCATCCATAAAAACTTGCTGTTTTTGATGATGTAATATAAAATCTGGTATCGTAGACTCCATATATTCATCCCTATCAACAAGTTTTTTACTATTACGATAGAATTTACAAGCATCACCATCCAATCCATAAGCAGCAACATCTCGTGCTTTAGAATCTTCAAATTCCTTGCTATCTTTCTCGCGTACTATTAAATGCTTATATTGTTTAGCCTTAGCTTCTCCTTCTGAGCATAAATATACCTCAGCATTGAAGCGCCTCAACAGCGCACTAACACACATCATGTGTTCTGATATCCCATAATATGGTAATCTATTGGTAGTTAATATAACCAAATCCGGTTGGATATAAACATTACCTTTTAATTCTACATTGGGATTTAAAGCAGTTTTACGAATATTATTGACAAAATCTAATATTTTTCGCCAAGGATTTTTCGTATTGGGTCTTAGTCTTTCGGCTGCAATATCATCAAAAATGACAACTTTGTGATGAGATCTATATTCAGATTGAAAATCATCAGTCTCATTCAATGTAACTAAATCTTCTGCTGAAAATGTTCCATGCAAAGCTTTCATATACTTTGCGGCCAATTTTATTGCAAATCCTGTTTTACCAGACCCAGGTAAACCAGAAATTATAATGCAATATGGTTGTTTTCTGATATATCCATTTGAATTATCAAGTAACAAATCTTCTAACGTTGTAGAGATTCTCGAAAAATTAAAACGGTAACGTGTAAAATCAAATCGATATACAGTTTTTAACCATGTTAGACGATCGACATATTTTTGTCTAGTAAAATTAATTATATTTTCAGCACCAGCTTTAATAGCTGATCGCTTACTTAATAATTCTTCGACAAAACATGTGTAATCCAGAAATGTATAAATATATGTAAAAATTGTTTGTACAAAAATAATAAAAGATATGTACGGTATAAAATATGTATGTAATGTATATTGTAAAATTTTAAAATTAATAGTAATGCATTTGATTTTCTAAGAATAGATGAGAGCATTAACTCATCTACACTGTTTTTGAAGATTTACTACTAATATAAAGCGTTGATCCATCACTTCAAATGAATCCCGTAATCAATATACTAGTACCTTTGTTTGTCGTAACTTAAAGCGATACAAAAGGTATAAAATAGCTTTTTAAAATCTAATTACTCACTTTCAACGATAATATCATCGTCGAAAGTAAGTGATGAAATGTCACTATAACATCCCATACTCTCCGTAAATAATTTCTTATTACGAGGAATATAAGTATCTGAATAATCTGGACGTAAAATATTAGTCATGCTATCATAAGATAATGCATCAACATAACCATTCAATGATGGATTACGCTTAACAATTCTCATAATCCTTTCACTAAATTCTGCATAAACTTCACGACCTTTCAAATACATGTCACGAAATGCCCCATCAGTATAACATCCAAACTGTTCTTCAAATGATAAAGGACACTCATTAGGTTTTTTAACATAATAAAATCGCTTAAGAGTAGAATCTTCTTCAATTGGCGCAACAATCGTTTGTAGATCCTTATGATAAACAAAAGAACGTTTCAAAAAAGAAATATCCTTAATGGTTATATAAGGTACTGATTTTGCATCTTTTTCTGCCATCGTGTATTTTATGCCCACTTTAGCAAATGCATCTTGACAAGCTGTATGATTAAACCAAGTACAATGCTTTCTAACGCCCATAGCATTATCATCTCCATAAGTTCCTAATACGACATTTTGATTAAAATTCTCATTTACACTAGGAAAAATAGAGTAATAAACATATCGCATCATTAAAGAATTACAGATACTATTTAATTGTACCGTTATCAAATTTCCAGATGGATTACCATTTGCAAAACGATAAAGTTGACCTTCAAATAAAATATTTGGATTAACAATATCAGATAATGCTCCTTTAATCATCTTTAAATCCTCCTCATTACAACCAACTTCTTCATACCAACTCAAAATAATCTTGGCAGCAGCTGTTGTAATTTGTGCAGCCATTGTTGTATCAAATGATGCAAAATCTCCAGCAATCATATGTTTGTCTCCAAACTTAGTTAAATGTTTATAAAAATCATTCCACTGTTTGGACATTGGGTTAATACCAACCATACACTCTGTTTTATCCCAGAATTCTTGCATAAATAAAGGTACACCACCCAATGCACGACGAGATGCTACTAAATTCGCAAATTGTCCTCCATAAAATTTTCGTACTTTTTCATGGGCTTTCTTGTTGGGTAACAATTCATTTACTTTACTACTTGATTTATAAATACATTCTGATCGCTTCTCTTCAGACCAGCATCGTAAAGTATAATCAATTTCATCTTGAATTTTTTGGTGTTCATCATTAAATTCTCGTGGAATTAATGGTAATGATTCATCAAAAGGATCACGTTTCAAACATTTCATTTTTGATTTATCTAAACCAAAACCCGCAGATGTAGAATTTGGAATTCCACTTAAAATACCATCATTGGTACCATTCAACGCTTCATCTTGTGTATAAATACGTAACATAGATGTAACAACTTCTTTATTCTCACGAATAATTTCAAGAGTTTGATTTTTATAATCATCTATTGCTTTACATAAAATATCACCTTCATAATGTTGAACAGGAGACACTAATTTATTTAAAGTTAAAATAGCTTTTTCAGTGGAATTGGGATTTTTTGGAGGTCGATGCTTGCTAGGGCCAAATTCATCCACAATACCCTCAAATGGAGTAGGTATATATGGAGGTCGAGCGTTACTAGTCAACTCTAAACCATCCTTCAAAACAGTTCCTATATAAGTAGTGATAGCTTTCTCACCCACACTTTCTGGATGTAAAAATAAAGGTGGTTTATCTACTATAGTATAACCTTTGTTATAAGGATCTACAATAACTTCATTAGTAGAATTAACCATCATACATGGTGATGTAGTTTTTAATTCATCTAAAGCTTTTTTAATTTGAGAACGTAATAATACATTGCACAATCCAACCTTAGTATGC